TGGAAGTCAGAACAGCTGTTTTGACTCTTTTGGATGGTGCACGGCGGAAGGGTCTCCATTACCCTCTCCGCCTGCCGCGAAGGCGGCACCATTGGGAGTTGAAGTCTTACTTCTTCTCCTTGACCAAGCTTGCCTGTGGGTTAAAAGACCCGGAGTGGAAGCTGGTCGTTGGTGTAATGGAGGCGCTCTTAGCGCTCCATTACTCTATCGGAGGAGGGCGTTATGCGTCCCCCCAGGTTCTCACCTGGTTCCTCCGGCGTGGCCTGTGGGTTGCAAGGCATCCCACTCGCAGCGCGTGCCTGCTGAAATCAGCAGCGCACGCGTGCAGGAAGGCTGCTATTGAAAATAGCAACGTTCCTTGGGAGCACGTGGGCCAGTTGACTTTCAACAAGCCCCGTTCCCCTTCTCGTCGCTGGCTTTACCAGCTGTCGAGAGTGTCGAGAGGGCTTCCTAAGCCCCCTCGCCACATGCAAGACAAGGCCGTAGAACAGTTCTACAGCCTTGTCACGGAGGAGCCACTGTGGTCAGTGAATCCTTCGATAAGGTCGGTCATGAGTTTCATGAAGACCTTTGGCATCACACCGGTAAAACCGGAGTTCGTTGCCAGTACAACCGCCCATTCCGCTTCCCTTTCATTGAAGCGGTCCGAGGGTGGTAGGTCCCAGGAGATTCTTAATCTCCTGGGGTCGAATTCATCTGTCGAGCTACAAGCTCGTACAGGTGCCTCCTCATCCCATGGACAGTCCATGGTGAGGAATCGTCTCCAGGGGCAGATTTTATCTGCCATGGAGCATTCTGGTGCCTCCCGTTCGGTGGTCTTACCAGAATATGGGCTGAAGACTAGAATAGTCTCCTGCTCAGATGCAGTACGGACGTTTAAGTCCGAGGCGTACAGGAAGCCCTTGTACAGGCTCCTCGCCAAACTGCCATGCTGCCGTCGTGCTTTGCACGACCAGCTTGCCGACCTTCCTTTTAGGAGGGTCAGCCAAGAGGCCAGCGTTTATTCAGCTGACCTCTCGTCGGCCACCGACCGACTTGACCACAACGTGCTCGCAGTTTTCTGCGACCTACTTCACGTTCCACGTGATGTGGTCTTCGGTGGTACGGTTGATAACCGTCCCATGATGCGCGGGACCCTTATGGGGATCCCATGCTCGTGGGTGATGCTGTCGTTGGTCCATGCTTGGGCCATCTGGTCGTCAAGGATTCCCTTGACTACCTGTCACCTAATGGGTGACGACTGCATCGCCATGTGGACTCCAGATCAAATCTCGGAGTACACCCGGAACCTTCCTCGTCTTACGGGGATGGAACTAAACACCACCAAGTCTTTTATATCAAAGACTGGTGGTACCTTCTGCGAGAGGTTTTACCTCTGCAGATGGGGGTCTTCGCTTGTGAACGTACCGACCTTGTCGCTACGTTCGCTCCTCGATAAGAGCAAGCGAAGAACGTATGAGGAGGGGATTCCCCACCAAATACGTGTCCGACGTTATCTGTGGGATAACGTTGGATCTTGGCGTTACAAGGTTCTCCTTGCAATCCAAAGTGCGTGGGCACCGGAGAAGCTCCGGCGTCCACGCGTCCACCTCCCCCTCTCCTTGGGAGGGTTGGAGGTGCTTCCAAAGAGGCCGTCGAGTCAGGTACCACCTGACCTCGGCTGGCTATATAGCTCCATCCATGATGGAGCTATATCGGGCGCGGAGCTGAGGCAACTCAGCATCCCGCTCACATCGGCATACCCGGTGAGATCACCGGAGCGTATCGCCGCTGACCGTCTTGCTGCCCTGCAGGACGGCCTAACCTTCAGCACCTCGTCTTGTGACGAGAAGCTGGAGGCCTTTTGGCAGGCCATGATCAGCGAAAGCGCTGAAATGGCCGTCCGCACTGTCAAAAGTGCGGTCCCGGCACGGTTGAACTACCACCTTTACAAGAAGCTTGTAAAGGCCGTGCCCGCCTCAGTTGAGGTTAAACCTCACCTGAGACTACTACCTCCCTCATGGCTTACCATGAGGAAAGTACTGCAGAGGCTCCGTGTTTCACGGGCCTCTGCACGGGTTGAACGAGCTGCCAAGTCTCACTTGGACGTTCGTTCTCGTTTCGGTTATTAACCGAACGAACCCACAACAGGGGGCCAACCTGTTATGAATTGGTCGTCCGCCAACGATGTGGCGACGGAGCGTAGTACGAACTCGAGAAGCCCTCGAAAGGGGCTTCCGACCTTGACCGGTCATAGAAACCGTTTCGCACCCCACGTCGTACCTTCGGGAGACGGAC